AGACGCGGAGGAAGAGGAATGAGCGAACAACAAGCCTGCTATTACTGCGGGGCTGTTCAGTCCGAATTGTCTTTTGGTGAATGGTGCGTAGTTTGCCTTGGCGAACTTGCGGAGGTTAGAAGCAAGCACTGTTACAAGCGAGAGCTTGCCGCAAAGTCTGCGAAGATTGAAAGACTTGAAACAGTGCTTACAAACATTGCCGAACACGGCGGCATGACTGACGATGAATCCGGCCTAAGTCATAACGGTTCGTGGTGTGCGGAACAAGCGCGGCGTGCGCTGGAGTCAGTCCAGCCGGAACAAATCATTAAAACTGAAAATGAAACATGACCAAGTACATAGAAAATTGTGAAGGATGCGGCGTTAAGATGGTGAATGAAGTCAGGATGAAATTATGCCCACATTGCGACCATGTTCGCCGGACTCAATCTGAGGCAGATGGCTGCATGACCGTGCTGGGCATTCTCATAATTTACGTGGTGGTCATGTACATCACGGGCAGCGATGCATGGCATTGGCTAATTACATGGGGGAACTGACATGAGCAAAGCATTTTGGGCTGGGTTCAAAGAAGGGCTGTCCCTGCAATGGCTGTTCAAGTGGCGAAGGGAAACCAAGGAAAGCATTTGGCGGCGGGGATATGAATACGCTGACCGCAAATTAAGAGAGAATCCAAACAACTCTAAACAATTGGAAGCCCACATTTTCAACAGTTGCGACCCATTTGATTTGGGCATATTGGATAGGCTATTTGATGAAGACCGCGCAAAAGAGCAGCAGGAGCAAAAGAACGCCGCAAAATGTTCCACGGGAAACATTCTGACGTAAATAGCTGAAAACCAGCCGGTTATTGGTAAGCCAGAAATGGTGTACCATCCGGCCATGACACCACCCACAGGCGAACCAAGGGGCAGGCCACGCGTGCATGACCGGCAGCAACTGCTGGAATTGCTGGAACAGTACATTGCCAACACGCCCATTCCCATACTTGCGGAATTTGCATACCTGAACAATCTGCATAGGCAGCAATTATATGAATTTCCCGAATTATCTGACGCTATAAAAAAGGCGATTTCCAAAAAGGAAGCAGCACTGGAAATGGGGGGATTGACCGGATCCCTGAACCCAAGCATGGCCATATTCAGCCTGAAGCAGTTGGGCTGGGCTGACAGCCAGAAGACCGTCACTGAACACGAAATCAAAATTGTGGGCGGGTTACCGGATTGATTATCAAACTGCCAACCCTTCACACCGGTCAGGTTGATATTTACCGGAACAGGGGCAAGCTAAATGCCATCAGTTGCGGCAGGCGTTACGGCAAAACCATCCTGCTGAATACATTGGCGGCTGACACGGCGGCCAAGGGCAGACGGTTTGGTTTCTTTGCACCTGAACATAAGCAGCTGGCCGAACCGTATGACGCTATCAAGGAAATCCTGCTGCCGCTGATTTCCAGTTCCAGCCGGAATGATGGCCGAATTATCACCAAGACCGGCGGCGTGGTCGATTTCTGGCCGCTGGAAAACAATGAACTGGCTGGGCGTGGGCGCGAATATCACCGGATAGGCATTGATGAAGCGGCGTTCACCAAGAACGGCCAAATGTCAGACATATGGCGCAAGAGCATCAAGCCAACCCTGCTGACCACGCGGGGTGATGCGTGGGTGGCCAGCACGCCAAGCGGGGTAGATCCTGAGAATTTCTTTTACCAGATCTGGCATGACCCGAATCTGGGGTTCAAAACGCACCACGCACCTACATCCGGAAACCCATTTGTACCGGCTGACGAACTGGAGCTGGAAAGGAAAATGGCGCATCCACTGGTATGGAGGCAGGAATTTCTGGCCGAATTTGTCAGCTGGGACGGGGACGCGTTTTTCCGCATAGATTATTTCTTGGATGAAGGCCAGCCGGTGGAATACCCGCACATGTGCGATGCGGTTTTTGCCATCATGGATTGCGCGGTCAAATCCGGATCTGAGCATGATGCAACAGCGGTTGTGTATTGCTCATTGTCAGAATTCCACGGTCACCAGCTAATCTGGCTGGATTACGAAATGCATTCCATTGATGCCGCATCACTTGAGCATCTGGCACCAAGGGTGCTGCAACGGTGCGAAGACCTAGCCAAACAGTGCAAGGCCAGAAATGGATCCATTGGGTTGCTGGTAGAAGACGCGGCTGGCGGTCAGGTGCTGATCCAGCAGGCAAGGGCAAGAGGGTGGCCAATCAAGCCAATTGATTCTAAGATCACGGCGCGGGGAAAGGACGAACGGGCGATGATTGCTGGCGGTGCGGCCTATGCTGGCAAATGCAAAATCAGCCGCCATGCCTACGATAAAACCGTGGAATGGAGAGGCAGGACGATGAATCATCTGATACAACAGGTCACCACTTTCCGAATTGGCGACAAAGAAGCGTACAAACGTGCCGATGATCTGCTGGATTGCGCTGCATATTCCATGATTGTCGGCTGTACCGATGCAAGGGTTCTGTAATGAGTTCAATTAACATAAATTCCACCGTACTGCCGTCAGAATTGCTCAAAATTCTGGATGCCAATGAAGTTCAAGTTGGTTCATCGGTCAGTTACCAGCTATGCAAATTGCTTTGGGAATATCACCCGCTGGCCGGAAAGATCATTGAAAAACCAATCCGGCTGGCATTGTCCAAGTCCCGCAAGATCAACATTCCGTGCGCAATTGAAGATCAGCTGAAGGAAGCGTTTGAACGGGAATGGGAGCGGCTGGGGGCAACAAACCACATCCGAGACACCATGTATTTGTCCCGTGTGTATGGCGCATCAGCGATTGTTTACGGGTCACCCGCTATCCCAACCACTGACCCAATTGATCCGTGGAAATTGGCAGATCTGCCGGATCTGTATTTTAACCAGCTGGATCCGCTGAATCTGGCCGGATCCATTGTGACCAACCAAAACCCGAATGCACCGGATTTCCAAAAGCCAAACCAAAGCATTACCGCCGCCGGACAACCGTACCACCAAAGCCGTACATGTACGATTTTTTGCGGCACGCCAATTTACCTTTCATTCCAAGGATCCAGCTTCAGTTTCAGCGGCAGATCCCTATTTTTGAGAGCGTTGTATCCGCTGAAATCATTCATCCAAACCATGACGGTGGATGATCTGGTTTCCCTGAAGGCGGGGCTATTGATTGCCAAGATCCAGCAATCTGGATCCATCGTGAATCGGTTGATGCAGGCTGGCGCGACTGGCAAGCGGGATCTGCTGAAGGAAGGGCAAACCGGAAATGTGCTTTCCATCAATCCTGACGAATCCATTGAATCAATCGACTTGAACAATACGGACAAGGCCATGACCGTGGCGCGGAACAACATCATTGCCAACATTGCGGCGGCATGTGACGTTCCGGCCATCCTGCTGAAGGATGAAGCATACACGCAAGGGTTTGGGGAAGGCACCGAAGATGCCAAGGCGGTGGCGCAGTACATTGAGGGGTTGCGCCATGACATGGCCAGCCTGTATGCCTATTTCGACAAAATTGTTCAGCACCGCGCATGGAATAAGGAATTCTACCAAGCGTTGTCCAATGACCATCCTGAAGAAATCGGGCAAATGTCATATGAACAATTTTTCTATTTTGCACATAACCTGTTCAAAACAGAGTGGCCAACCCTGCTGGAAGAACCGGAATCCGAAAAGATCCGGCGTGACTCAGACAAGCTGAAAGCTATGGCTGACGTACTGAAGACGCTGGGCGCAATGGTGGATCCAGAAAATAAGGCGCGGGTGGTTGAGTGGTTCACGGACAACATCAACGGCATGACCGGCCTGTTTGCATCACCGATGGAGCTGGACATTGAAGCATTGGCCGAATACGAACCGCCACAAGAGGGCGGCGGTATGCCTGACATGGGCGGCGGTGATACGCCTGACGGCCATGATCATGACCACGGCGGCGGTGGTGGCGGCATTGCTGCCAAAGCAGATTCTGATTGGAAAGAGTCTGATCACCCGCGGGCGAAGGATGGCAAGTTTGGCAGCGGCGGCGGCGCGGCCAGTGAACCGGCCAATAAGTCAAAAGATTACGGATTCAAGCGCACTCAAAAATCCCAATGGATGGGTACTGGATTTGGGAAAATGCCAGCAAGTCATGGGTTGACCGTAGGCGGCAAAGAAACGGGCTTTACAATATCCGGAACAAGGTCAGGCAATTATTATGTATATGATCCAACCGGCAAAAAGGTAGAAACGTCATCTTCATTTGAGTTGGCCAAAGAAGCTGCCCGTGAACATTACGAAAATTACAATCGCAAAGAATACAACCGCAAAGAACGGCAGCCGCATGAACCAAAAGAAGAAAAGCCAGTACTAACCGTGCCTGAACAGTTGGCAGAACGTGAGTCTGATTTGGGATCCATTGATATTCCACAGGCTGAAGGTTCAAGCATCAAGCCAGATCAAACCAGAAAGGATTTAGGCGCGAAGTACAAAGAAGCGGCCAAGCTGAAGCCAAAATACGATGATCAGATGCTGGGGATTGCCACTGAGCTGGGCGTTCAGGATCAGATCATGCTGGCACCGCTGAAAGGCGTGAAGCGTGCAGTGGAAAAGATTGTGGGCGATTACAAGGGCAATGCAAACAAGATCAAAGATCTGGTACGCGGAACCATTGTGGTGGATGACTTTGAACAGACATTGAAAGCCATTGACATGATCAGCCAGCGCATGGGTAAACCGCTGGGCTTGCGCAATGGGTTGGTTGAGGGATCCGAAGCCGAATCACCGGACGGATACCGCGACATTAAAATGAACATTGAAATTGACGGCCATGTGACTGAAGTTCAGGTGAACTTCAAAGAAATGATTGAGGCAAAAGATGGCGAAGGTCACAAGCTGTATGAGGCTGCACGAAAAATTCAAACAAATGCAAATGCCGAAGGCAGGCAGCTGACTGAAAATGAAGAACGTGAAGTTTTCAGATTATTTGCAGAACAAAAGAAAGTTTACAATGCGGCATGGGACAAAATCCAAGCCAGAGCATCCAAAGGAGGCGGGAAATCAACCGCAAAAAAAGCTGACGCGGTTACAGCCGCAAATGACGATGAACACTGGATCACGTTAAACGGCGGCGAAGGCAAGGATGGCGAGGGTCACGGTCAGCATGTGCTGATCAATGGATCCGGCGAGGTTGTGGGCGGTGCTGGCGGCAAACTGAACGGCAAGAAGCTGGAGGGCGTACAGTCCAAGTCCAAGGATGTGGATTTCAAAGTACCAAGGCCAGCCGGAGAGCAAAAGACGGCTGCAACAGAATTAACCGGTGATCAAAAAGCATTGGCCAGCTGGGGCAGCAACTCGCATGACGGCATGATCAATTTCTGGAAAACAGATCCAACCAGAGAAACGCCAGATGGCAAAAATCTGGAAGAAATGGCCGAAAGTGAACTTCAAAAGCTGGAAGAAGGCAAAGACACCGTTACGCAATACCTGACCGAACGTGATATGCCGAAGGAAGTTGTTGAGCAGATACGTCAGGAAGCAATCCAGAAATGGACTGATTTGGTAAGAACGTCAAAGGACACGAAATCCATATTGAGTATGGAAACAAAAAGCCCACATTTAAGGGACACTATTCTTGATGATTTCAAGGCCGCTATTGTGGCAGGCGAAGGAATTGACAGAGTAGAAAGGCAGGCCGTGCAAATGGTCAAAGAAATGGGCGTGAGTGAAGAAGCCGCAAAAGAATATGTAAACAAAATCAAAGAAGAAACCACGGATTCAAGTCAAATCAGATCAATGGCCAGAAAATTTATTCTCACGCCTGCACAACAAAAGGCTTGGGACATGGGCTGGAAATTAAATCAAGCAATTGCAAATAATACATACGCTGGCCAATCTGATCTTGGAAAATTATTGCTGGAGCTTGATGAATTAAGAACCCAATCCATTGAAAAAATGGTCAAGTTGGGCATGGATAAAGAACAGGCCGAAAGTTGGGGAGACAGCATAAGAGATTACGGTATGCCCAGAATGATGGAGTCCCATAAAAAATGGGAAATCCAACAAGAGCTAAATGCAAATCAAGCTAAAAGTAGACAGCAATTGATTGAAAAGACTCATGCGGATGCCTTAATAGACAGGCAGCGCGTGGAAAAGAACAAAACAAATTTTGTTCCATATACCCCACAAAAAACGGTTGCAGATGCTGCAAGGTTTGTTGTTCAAAGCAATTACGCGGCAGCCGCTAATTTTGGAAAAATGAACATTGATGTTGTAAATGCTCAGATTGAATCGCTGTCATTCCATTTGCAAAAATTCCCTGAATTGGCCGCAGAACAAAGAAACATGGGATCCATTCAGGTCAGGGCAAAGGATATTGTTAAGGCAGGAAAAAGTTCAGAAAAAGAGTGGGCTAAACTTGCTGTAAAGAAAATCCAACCAAATCTGACTGAAGAGCAGCTGGAAAAAGAAGTTGAGGCTTTTCTAAACAGAAGACATAAGCTGGAAAAAACCAGTGGCAAAACGTGGGCATATAGCGTTGGTGATGCACATACTTATGACACTCAACGTGATTGGAAAGGAGTGTTCTTTAATGAAAAGTATGCTGCTGATACAGAATTGTTTCAAAAAACATTAGATGTATCACTTGCGATCAAATGGCATCCAGTAGGATGCGACACTATAAAATCTGTCGCTGATCATGAATACGGTCATCAAATGGATAATTTGTTGAAATTGGTTGATAAAACCGGAGTTGGCACCAGAGGTTTTACTGATCCCAGAATGCAAAAAATATGGGAAGATGCCAGCAAAGACGGTAAAGCAGGCATGAAGGAGCTGGTGAGTGAATATGCCGCAGAAAATAAAATGGAATTTATTGCTGAATGTTGGGCTGAATACTTGAATAACCCACAGCCAAGAAGTACAGCATTGGCAATGGGTTGGTTGATTGAAGACATTTACGCTGAAAAATTTGGGAAAAAATAGGTGAATACATGAGCAAGTTCAGTGAAGTCGTAATCAAAATCCGAGAAAATGAACCAGTAACAGTGGAAGAAAAGTTTGAAGCGTGTCTGGATGATGGCGTTATAAATCAAAAGAAAATTGAATTTATGACCGATGAAATTTTTCGGCCAGCATTTATTCGGGATGTGTATGCAGGCGGCAAGGAAGAGCAAATTGCCGCTGACAAAGAAAAGGATGAAGAAAATGCAGCCAATGGCTATGACGAAATGGGCAACGTCATAGCCCCAGAAATTCCACCGGAATGGATGTGATCAATTGGCGTGTTCAGCTACCAATTTTTCCCATTCTTCAGGGCTGACTTTATATCCCCTGTGTAGGGCTTCAACCAAACTATATGGTCTGCCATTGGGAACATCAAAAGCCAAGCAAGAACGCCATTCAACTTTAACTGGCAACCCTTCAACGCTCAAAAACATTGGTTCTTCTGGAATCATATTATTTCCTCCACCCCGATTTTAACACAAAACCCACACAAATCTAATACTTAAATGGCCAGCCGCAAAACATTCTTTCAGGTTTTGACTGAAGCAATAGATTACTTTGCAGCCAAGGGCTATACGTCACAGGCTGACCTAAATCGCTGGATCCGTCTACTAAAAGAAGCACTGGACAGGCAATTGGGGTCGCCGAAACATTCAGAAGCTGAAGTACGGCGGGTGCTGAAGGCGGTCTATAACCGGCAGATCATCCGTGGCGGCGCACTGAAGCAAAACCCAACCGTGACCAAATTCAGCGTGGACATGCTGAAACCAACCATGCGGCGGGAGCTGGAACGGCGAATGCTGGCCAGTGCCAACCTGATCAAGCTGAACCGGCAAGAGGCCATTTCATCCACATTGCGGCGGTTTGAGGGCTGGGCAACCAGTATTCCCAAAGGCGGCAGCAAGGCGGTAGAAATCCGCAAGGAAAAAACCAAGATCCGGAAAGCGGTGATTGCCCTGACGTATCAAGAGCGGCGGGTGATCATTGACCAAAGCCAGAAATTTGCAGCCGCCCTGAATGCAACCATTGCCACGGACAACCGCGCAATTGCCGCTGAGTGGCACTCACGCTGGCGCACGGCTGGGTACGACTACCGCGAAGACCACAAGGAGCGGGATGGCAAAATCTATGCAGTGGCAGACAACTGGGCGATTCGAGAGGGGTTGATGAAGGCTGGAAAGCATGGCTACACTCAGGACATAACGCAACCAGCAGAAGAAGTGTTCTGCCAGTGCCGTTACACGTACATTTACTCCATTGCTTCATTGCCCGATGACATGCTGACCGAAAAGGGGCGAAGGCTTCTGAACTCCGCGAAATAATGCCAGCCAAATCCGCAGCACAAGAAAGGCTCATGCAGGGCGTTGCCCATAATCCAGAATTTGCGCGGAAGGTGGGCATTCCACAGCGCGTGGGTAAGGAATTTGTGGATGATCAGTCACTGCTGACCCCACGGGTTGAGGCGGCATCAATTGCGCCTTCCGGATCCGGTGGCCGTGCGGCGGGAATCATGTTCCTGACGGATTCCGGCGAAACTTTGTTATTGCGTAGGGGTGACGGCGGGGACTATCCCAACACGTTTGGGCTGGCCGGTGGCCATCAAGAGCATGGCGAGACGCTGGAGCAGTGCGCAAGGCGGGAGGCCGAAGAAGAAACCGGCATGAAGTATTCCGGCAAGCTGGAGCTGATACAGGACAACGGCCAATTTGCGACCTATCTGGCACGGATCCCTGAACAGTTCCCAGTCCATTTGTGCGATGAATCCACCGGCTATGTCTGGTGCAAACCGTCCGAAGCACCGCAACCGCTGCATCCGGCCATGAATGTGACGCTACGGGTGGCCAGCGCACAAACCGAATATGACGTTGCCCAATTGATGGCTGAAGGGCTGCTGTCATCACCACAGGTGTACGCCAACATGCACCTGCTGGCGTTGCGGATCACCGGAACAGGGTTGGCATACCGCAGTGCCATTGGCGAACACGTTTGGCGGGACGCGTCCCTGTACCTGAATGATGAATTTTTGAAGCGTTGCAACGGTCTAATGGTCATCATGGATCACCCTGAAGGATCCATCCTGACCGGCGAGGAATTCAAGAAACGTGCGATTGGCGCGGTCATGCTGCCATACATCCGAGGGGATGAAGTCTGGGGAATCGCACGGATCTATGATGAAGAGGCAATGAATGAGATTTGCGAAGGCGAAATCTCAACGAGTCCGAGCGTAGTGTTTGACGATACAGCCGAAAACACCACGCTCAAAACAGAGGAAGGCGAACCGCTCTTGATAGAAGGCAAAGCGTTCCTACTAGATCACATTGCCATTGTGACCAAAGAAAGAGGGTCACGGGGCGTGTGGGACAAAGGCGGTGCGCCAACAGGCGTTGAACTTAATAACCCAGAGGTAATTCCCATGACCGATGCAGTAGCAAAGGCAGATGCGGCCAGCGATAAGCTGGATCAGCTGCTTTCCCTAATGACCAAGATCAGTGCGCGTGTAGATGCACTGGAAAACATGCCAGCAGCACCGCTAGTCAAAGCTGCTGACAAAAAGCACGATGACGATGATTCAGCCCATCATGAAGTCAAAGAAGACGATGAAGAGGCCGGTTCTGAAGTCAAAATGGACGATGAAGAAGCGTTCGACCATCACATGAGCAAGGCCGCCGGTCACCATCTGCTGAAGGCCGCCGACAAAAAGCGGAAAGATGCCGAAGGATCCAATCCGGTGGAAAATGCACTTGAAGGCGAACATGCCGGTGAAATGCGTCCCGATGACGATGATCTGGCCGCCGAAAAGGAAGACGAAAAACATGCCCGTATGGACGATTACCGCGCAAAGGCAGATTCAGTTCTGGCCGCGTTCGGCAAATCAGCCAGCCGCCCATTGCAGGGCGAAGGCGTGACCGCATACCGCAAGCGTTTACTGCGCGGTTTGCAGGGTTACAGCGATGCATACAAGGGCGTGAATCTGCGTTCTATCAGCGATGCCAAGTTGCTGGAAATTGCTGAAAAGCAGATCTACGCAGATGCAATGGTTGCTGCCAAGTCGCCAGTTGCTTACGGTGATGCCCTAGTGGAACACCGCACAACTGACCGTGCTGGCCGCACCATCAGCACATTCACGGGTAAGGTCAGCGCATGGTTGGATCAATTCAAAGTTGAACCAATGCGTGTGGTTGAATTCCGTACCCACAACGTCAACCGTTAATCCATTCACTTGAAGGTAAATTGAAATGTCGAATTCCATTTCTTTGAACCCTATGGCGACAACCACCGCTTCCGGCTTATTTGCCGTGAATTCCGGTGGTTTCACACAGGGCGATGCGCAGGATGATCCTGCTGTCAAATTTGCATTGTGCGGTGGCGTTTGGGCTACTGACAACACATCACCAGTTTGGGGCGGTATGCCCATCGTGGAAACAATTCCGCTGGATTCAGCCGGTAACAACGTAGGATTGGGCGCACCAATCTATGCCGCTGCTGCTGACTATGATCCAACCGGCATTTGCGTTTTCAATCAAGCATTCGGTGGCATTACTACCCCGCAAAGCAATGCTCCGTTGTTTTCTGGCGGCATGAGCGTGAATTACTACCGTTTTGGCAGTGGCGCACGCATTCCGCTTCCAATCAATCCAGCTTTGACCCTTCAGGGTGAAACAATTGCATCAGCCCCGCTATATTGGGACTTTGTGAACAATTGGATCACAGGCACTGGCACGACTACCGCATTCCCAGTGAAAATCCTGAAAATCACCCTGACAAATAACCTGTTGGTTTCATACGACAGCGTTACAGGCAACGCCAACTGGACAAACACGGGCGCACTTGCTCTGTGCTTGATCTAATCCGAGGTAAAAAACAATGAGTGCATTTGCCCCTAGTTACGTCACCGTAAATCCAAACTACATGCTGCCTGAGTTGATCATGCAGTACAGTTTGGCTTCCGGTGCCTTTTCCACTTTGGCATCGGAAAATCCAATGCCACGGCTTGGAGAATCAGATCTGTACGTGTATGCAAAGAAAGTACAGCTGACAACCCAAGTTGCCGCCAACCAATCAACCGCCAACCAGCTGCCAAGTGCATCAGTGATTCCATCAATGATCAGCACCGCAACGTACCGGTTGCAGACTCGCGCTCAATATGACGGCTTTGATGAATCAGCCGCCAGCCATTGGAACATTGCACTTCCGGAGGCCATGCGTTTGGCTGCCCGTCAGGGCATTGCGCAGCAGTTGCGTAATGCACTGCTGTACGGATTCAATCCGGCCAACGGTGAAGGGCTTCTGACTTCAGCAGGTACGAACGTCAATCTGGGATCAGATTCCAACGGCAACACAACGTACTCCACATGGGATTCCGGCCAATTGGCGCAGTTCCTGCTGAACCTTATTGGTAGCCTGAAAACCAGTACCTTGCAGATTGGCCAGCCACTCCGCTTGGTATTCTTGGCTCCGCAGCGTTTCATCAGCCAGATCAGCTATTCAGGCGTTGTTAGCCTGACCCAGTTCCAGCGCGTAGGTGCTGGCGTTGAGACAGCTGCCGGACTGATTGAGACGGTGGCAAAGTGGGCTGGCGGCGATACGGTGGAATTTGCCGTAGACGATACCCTGATTGGTCAGGGTGCCGGTGGTACTGACGCAATCCTGTTGGTTGCACCTGAACTGAAGGTTCCAAAGGCAAACAGCGTGGTTAATACCAACGCATTTGCGACACTGGCACCAAACATTCAGGCAACCAGCTTGATGCTGTGCGATATGGCTGCTCCGCGTGAAATCCCCACTCCGCTGCCGGATGGTGCGATTACCACGCTGTTCACGCTCCGTTCGACTTCTGGCTGGGCAATCCGTCCGGAAGCTGTCACGGTTCTGTCAGCTCAGTACGCTTGATGTAACATGGCCGTCCCTGAAATATGGGACGGTCTTTCTATCGGGGAAATTTATGAGTCATCAACTTTACATTGCAAATTGTTCCAAATCGGATTTTTTGTTCACTTACATGCTGGTGGAAAATCCGCGTCCTTTCCATCACAAAATCAGAGCAGGTTCGCAAATTTGCCTGAGTTTGGATCAGGCTGACACCGAGCAGATCATCAAGCAGCATTCCATTTATGGGATGCAGCCAGCCAACAACGTCAAAAAAGGTTTTTCAGGTCTTGCCTATGCCCATAAGCCAATTTCGGTGGAGGCAATTCAGGCCGGTATCAGCCAGAAGGATCAGGAAAACATTGAGCGTGCGTTAGAAACCCGAAAAAACACTGCTGCCGCCACAGATCACATCTTGCAGGAAAAGGCGCGTGAATTCGGATCCAGACAAACCGCACCGCTGGAAATTGAGGTGGTGGAGGAAAAGCGGAACCCAACCGATGAAGGCACCGGATTCAGCGAAACCATCACCGTGGTCAAACAAGGTCTTGAGCCAACCGGCAAAAAAGGCAAGAAAAGGTAAAGCAGACAGATGGATACCACGCCAACGCTACTTGGATTCATTGCATTTTGCCGAACCGTTGTCGGCATTCCTGAAGCTGTCATGGCAGATGATGATGCAGGCTTCCAAGTGGCATTGGACTATTCCATTGAATGGATCCCGCTGAACCTGAATGTGTACAGCAAATCCTTGTACACGGCTGCCGTCTATAACTGGGGGGCATCAAACCTGATCCAGTATCAGCAAGATCCGTCCGGCCAAGTATTTTTCACCAATGCCAGAAATTCATTTGGGGTCAGCAATTTCATGGCGGGGGTGATCAGTTCCGCGTCCAATGAAGCAACCAGCCAATCCATGACCATCGGGAAAGGGCTTCAGGATCTGTCCTTGATAGATCTGCAACGGGTTAAGGATCCATATGGCAGGCAGGCATTGGCCATCCTTCAGCAGCTGGGGACACTCTGGGGCTTGTCTTGAAGCTCAACCTTGGGGTCAATGACGTTCTTGAGGTGGTCAACAAAAGCGAACCGCCCAAACCACTGTATGACGTTGCTCTAGCACTTGAATCGAAATACGGGGTCTTTTCCAAATTTGCCGAAATCCACCATGATGATATTGAGTCAGAATTGGTGAAAAGCGTGAATGGCCAGCTGGCAAACATTCTGGCCGGTCAGCCAGCCGGAAACCCGTTTCAGGAAGGGCTGGAGAAAATCGAAAACCAATTTCAGGAGTTTTTGACGCTTGAAGAGCTGGCGGGGGTATCGGCTGGGGTGCCAACCAAGATGGCGGCTGAAGGCAGGAGCAGAATCAAGGGCGCGAAGCGGCGTGGACAATCCTTTGTGGACACTGGTACGCTCCGGACGCATTTGCGGATCTGGATAAGCGATACATAAATGGCAACCATCACAGAGGCCAGCCAGCAATCGGGTTCATCCGATAAGGCCGCCGGTCTAATTGGCGCGATTGCCCTGATTTCAGGGGAGCAAACCTATACGTTTGATTTATACAAACGGGTTGTGCTGCCGCTGGACGGATACGTGTTTTGGATCAAAGCCACTGAACTGCCAAATTACATTGGCCGCAAGGGACTGAGCGCACTGTACAAACGAACCATGTTCGGCACAACCCTATACGATGCACTTTCTTTGGAAGTTGAACTGACCCCTGAACAGATGCAGCGGTATTCCTTCAGCATCAACGGAAGCCTGCACCTATCGCAAGAAATCAGTCAGGATCCGGATACTACTTACGTAAACCAGCAGATTTCATTCACGACCAAGACTCAAATCAATCCGTTTGAATCGGTTGCGCCCAATGAAATGTACATTGTGACCATTCCAAATGGCGCACGGGTGGCGTTCGGCAACCAGAACAACAGATATTCACTGGCTGGACTTTGGCATTACCACGGCAAAGCTGTGTACAGCACGATGGCAACCCAGATTGTTGACAACGTGGCCAAGATCCAGCCCAACCAGCAAATTGTTTCCAACAGCTTGCCATATTGGTTGGCACTGTCCACGCCAAGCATTCCGGTGTATCCATCGTTTTTGTCACCAAAAAACCTGACACCGCCATATGTAACGGCAGACATTAAGCAAACAGAAGGGATAGCGGGGTATCCTTTGTACAATGACAACCTTGATCAAGGCCAGCTTGTCACTGATACAATCGAATTCACCATGTATGGCTTGAACAATGACGCTGCACTGGATTTCCAGTTGGCGGTTTTGTCCAACTCAGAAAATGGAGAATACGGGATCCAAAATGTTCCCGTTCCGGTAGACGTAAAGGTAAACCAAACTGAATTTCAGGTCATTGCCCAAAAGAAAACAATGACCGTTCAGGTTGATTATTACCAATACAGAACAAGGCAATTTGCACGGCGGCTGATCACCAAGGCCACTATCAAGTTGACCCCGATTCCCCACAACTTTCCCGTTCCAATCATTGTTTGAGGTCAATCATGGCAATTACACAACCCGCATACGTGGCACTTCCATACAACACGCGTTCACGACTGAATATCAGTGCTGATACAGTCATCAAGGCAAGCAAAGGCTATATTGCCGTAGTCAATGTTCTGGTGGCCGGTGCTGCCGGTGAGATTCATGATTGCGCTACCGTTGCCGCTGCTGCAAATGCAAACAGAGTTGCCGCTATTCCGGCAACAGTCGGAATCCATGTCCTGAATTTCCCATGCGCAAACGGCATTGTTTACAAAGTCGGTGCGGGACAGGTCATTTCTGTTTCGTATCTGTAATCCGTCCAAACAGAGGGCGTTCACATGGTTCAAATTGTTAATGTACAGGTATCGCAGCAAGTTGCCAGTACGCCATCTGTTTTGCAGAAAACAGGCGCGTTTGTCACTCAAGGCGGTACAAATACCACCCAATACACGGCAACCTTTCTGACTTCATTGGCTGATCTATCAGCTATTGTTGCCAGCAATGCCGCCGGTTTGGAACTTCAGGCGATGGCCAACACGTTCTTTGCTCAAGGAACAAACCAAGGGGTTTATGTTCTTGAAGTAGGGACTGACGGCACGCCTACACCAGCAGAGGGCGTTGCCACTCTGTCCAACTACATCACAAATTTGGCAGGAACTGGAGCTGGCACGCTTGATTACAAGCCAAGGTTCTATGCCTATCTTGTACCGGCTGAATGGAACACTGAATCAACATTCAGGGCATTGGTCAATGAGCATTCATCGCCAACGTCACAGATGTATTTCTATGTAACCACCACAATCAGCACATATACGTCATGGGAAGTTCTGGGAGCTAAAGGCGCGTTTTGCGTTCTGCAATCAGAAAGCGCACCAAGCACAGAGTTTGATGCGGCTGCATTCTTCCATGTGGCTTTGTCATATAGTCCAAATTCATCGAATTTGGTATCCCCAATGGCATGGTCATACCTGTACGGGGTCACCGCGTACACTCAGCTAACCGCAACCCAGCAGATTACTTTGCTGAATGCCGGTATGAACTGGGTTGGCACGGGTGCAGAGGGCGGCATTTCCAATAAGCTGGTTGTTGGCGGCCAGTTCATGGATGTGAACGTATCCAACCCGCAGGGCGGCAACCCGTTCAATTACTGGTATGCAGTCGATTGGCTGTCCATCAATTGCGAACTGTATTTGGCTGCCGCAGTGATCAATGGATCCAACAATCCACAATCACCGCTGTACTACAATCAGAACGGCATCAACAGATTGCGAAGCACGGCGCAAAGCGTGGTGGATAACGGCATCAGCTTTGGCATGATTCTGTCGCCAGCAACGGTTCAGGCGGTTCCATTCAATACCTACGTTGAACAGAACCCAAGTGACTATGCAATTGGCCACTACAATGGTCTGTCATTAACTTTCGTACCGGCGCGTGGATTCCAAGAAATTACGATCTACCTGACCGCTTCCAACATTCCAGTTTGAGGTCTAAACAATGTCAAACCCATTAGTCAGACAAGGGACATTGAACCGGATCCGTGGCAGCGTAATCATTGCCACGTATCCGCAGCTAAATGTTACCGCTCCGTATCTTGGCAAGGAGGGCATCAGCTTCCAGCTTGAAGGTGAGGCTTCTTTGTTGCTTGGAACCATGACCGGTGCTGTTACAAGTCCGGAACCATACCAGTATGCAACGGTCACCATTCATTTGCTAAAAACGCAAAATTTGGCAATGCTTTATCAGGATCAGATGCTTCTGACCACCAACCTGAATGTTGTGGAAGTAATTCCGGACGTTGATGTTGGCCTGCTGAACACTGGCGGCCTAAATCCATATCTTCTGCAAAATGCAGTCATTTCAAGCGTTCAGGAAATGTCATTCAATGGCACAAACGCTGAAATGATTGTTCGCATACGCGGAACAATCATCCAGAATGCAGCACTGTATGTTTCAGGATAACGCATGAGAATCGACCAAAAGCTGAACTTTGTCTTTCCAATTGAAACCCCTAAAAACGGGGTTGCATACGTCTATTCATTGCCCGTTAGCAGAAATGTTTTTGAGCAATTTTATGGAATCCTTGGAAAGGTATTTACTCAATGCTTTTATGACGAAGATCCAAAGCACGTTGCGCTGACAGCCCCGCAAATTGCCTATCCTGCACTGAAAACCATTTCGGCGCAGGCAGGCAAATGGGAGGCGGTACAGGCCGGATTGATCAATGAAATCATCCGGCTGACTACCGTAATGTATGTTGGTGAAAATGGCTGGGAAACTTTGCCAATGGACATTGTGACCAAGCGCGGCATCTTTGATGAAGATTGTGAAGCGGAGGTTTTAAGTGCGCTGGTTTTTTTTACGTCAATTTCCAAGGTTGCACCGAAGCAGCTGGCTGGGACTTTCTTGGAAATGGCGGGTTCCCTGAGAAACTGGCAGTTCACATCCTTGGGATGTACGGAGTTCAAGAATTCTTTGCCGACATTGACAGATCTGCCAGATACGACAATGAATCAGTCACAGGTTATTTCCTGAATTATCTTGCATGGAATGGCTTTGAGCATTTAATGCGGGAGGTTGGAGGAAGCTGGACAGATTCAACTGAGTTTAGACAGCGGCACCTGATCAATGCCGCAAAGATGCGTTCATTTTTTTGAGGTTTGCGATGCCGAAACAAGTCATACAAATTGAAGTTGAGGATCAATCCTTCAAGGCGTTTGTTGAGGCATTTGGCAAATTCCAGCAAGCATTGACCGATGCGCAAAAAAAGCTGGATGAAGTAGGAAAGAAATCTGACGAAGCTGGCAAAAAAGGGAAAAACAGCTTTGAAAATTTTCGCAAAGAGCTAGATTCACTCAGCCGGTCAGCGCAGGCCGTTCTGACTCCATTGATGAAAATTGGCAGTGTCATCTATGATGTTGCCAAATCTGCCGCCAGCACCGCACTGAGCTTTGCCAAATGGCTGGCATTCGGCGCAATAGGGTCAGGCTTTGGGTTGGGTGGGCTTGCATCCAGCGTGGTCAATGTGGGCGGTCAGGCGCGTTCTGCTGGCATGACTTCAGGCCAATTGCGTGCGGCAAAAACCGCATATGGCAAATTTGACATTGATGTTGAAGGTTTGCTTTCAAAGATTACCGAAGCAAGATCAGATCCCAGCAAATGGGCGGCATTTCAAGCATTGGGGGTCACCAATCCACAATCTGGATCCACTGCCGACATTCTTGCCCAAGTTTTGAAAGGCGGCAAAGCAAGGGCTGGCGAAGCAATCGCAGGCGGTGGCGTTAAAGACCTGATTTCCCCATTGCTGGGGATTCAGGAATTAAGGAATTTGCAAGGGCTGTCTTCTGAAAGGCTTGATGAAGCTGCACGCAGACAAAAGCAGCTTGCACCACAATATGAAACATCCGAAAGAGGATGGCAGGATTTTTTTCAGGCATTGCAAGAAGCCGGTCAGCAAATTGAAACATCATTGATTAAAAACCTGATCACGCTTACCCCTGTATTATCAAAGCTGGCTTTAACGATTTCCAAGGATCTGAATGAGCTATTAACCAGCAAGGGCTTTCATGAAGGGTTAAAAAATTTCGGTGATTTGATTTTGCAATTTGCCAAATACCTTGGATCCAAGGATTTCAAAGCAGACATTTTGGCTTTTGGCAAAGGACTGAAAGAAATGACTGAAGCCATCTTTGATGTTATTCAGTTCATTCGGCATCCGCTAGACACCACTATGAATTGGCTTGGTGGAATTGGCGCATCTATTGGAAGCAATGCTTTTGATGCCATGCAAAATTTGAAATTTAGTCAGACTGGCGTAAATAAAGATGTGGCATCAAAGGCTGGCATTTCGCAAAACCTGTTGGCCGCTCAAATGGAAATTTTGCATCCACAAGGCAAAGGCATAGATCCAAGCACATATGAATATGAGGCCAGATCCACGGCCAAAGCATTGCGTAGTACATTGGCAAAATATGCAAAGGATAAGGATGCCGTGCTAGAAACATTGGCGGCCTACAACTTTGGCGGTACGGATCCAAAGTTTATGGGCAAGATTGGAACAGCAAATTGGCAAAATGATCAACGCGTGCAGGCTTTAACCAAAGTTCCGCAAGTCAATTTGGTTATTCATGATGCAACTGCTGGCAATATATTCCTGAATGCCGCAACGCAAGGTGCTTACTAAATGGCCGGTTTCCAATCTGGTTTTACTGCATACGAAAGGCAATTTGAACTTGCCCCTATTTTATTGATTGGCGGCATTGCTGAAAATTTGCCGAATAAAGCCATGTCTATCCTTCAATTGACTGAAGGTGATGAAAACGTGGTGTATCCAAGAAATGACAGCTATTTTGCCCATTTCAAAGTTGTATCCGGTGGAACCTTGCAAGAGTGGTCGCCAGCTGAATACCCGTTTGCCAGCATGGTCATGGCTGCCAATGCTGTTATACAGCAGCCGCTGAAAGTCAGCTTGATGATGATTTGTCCCGCAAAAGCTGGAACTAATGATGATGGTTACAGAAACAATTTAGTGGACAGAGCAACCAAAATATCCAATTTGAAATTTCAATTGGATAATCACATTGCATCAGGCGGTACTTTTGGGGTCAATACTCCATCCTATTACTACAACAATTGTTTGCTTACTTCATTGGTGGACATGTCTGTACAGTCTGACAAACAGGTTCAATATATGTGGCAATGGAATTTTGTACAGCCGTTGATTACCCAAAGCCAAGCATCACAGGTTTACAACGATCTTTACAATAAAATGGCGCAAGGGGTTCCAGTTCAAGATCCTGTTGAAAATAGCGGATTGAACAATGTGACAGATTTGCCGCCAGAACAGCCGGTGTACGATTAACATGGCAACAATTGTTCCATTCAACCCAGCACCAAATGCTGTATTTCAATTTAATCCTTTGCTGGATGGGGTTACTTATGTTGCAACTACAACATGGAATCTATACAGCCAGAGATATTACCTGAACATTTACACTGTCAATCAAGTGCTAGTGTTCAACATTCCCCTTATTGCATCACCAGATACTGGCAGCATCAATTTGGCGGCTGGATATTTTGATACGCCAATTGTGTTTAGAGCCAGTTCAAATAATTTTGAGATTGGCTAATGCGATATTACGCAATCATAGTAACCAATCCAAAAACCGGAGTTGATACGCTCCGGTATAGCACTTTGAATTTGGATAGATCAAACAACCCGCAGGCTTTGCGTGTTTATTTTGATATTCCACAGTTTAATGCCGCGTCTCCAGCTGGCCTAGCAATGGTCAGAATTTATGGCGTGACATTTCAGGAATTAAATCAAGCCAATTTGCTGGTTGGTCAAAACATTGTTGTTTATGGCGGCATGAGCAAAGGGCTTCCGCTTGCAAATCCTTTGGAGGCTGGCGCATTGCTCAGAGGAACCGTTTGGCAGGCATATGGAAATTGGCAGGGCAATGAAATAACTTTGGATTTAATTGTGACCCCATTTTTCAATGGGAATACGGATCCTGTAAATCTCAGCTTTATTTGGCAGGCCGGTGAAACGCTTGAATCAATGGTTAAGCGAACATTGCAGCAAGCATTCCCAAATCCGCAACCGGTAATTTATGGATCTTTTTTGTCTAATTTGGTTGCCAGCTCAACAGTGTCTGGTTCCTATACTGATTTGAAATCATTTGCTCAAGCAGTTGAGCAAACTAGCCATGCCATAAATCCGGATCCAAATTATAAGGGTGCGCAAATTTCGGCAATTCCAAATGGCTTTTATTTGAGTGATTACGTTGATCAATCGGATCCACTTGAACTGTCATTCACTGATTTCATTGGAAATGCCACATATCAGTCTTACAACGTAATCAATTTCAAGGTCACAATGAGAGGTGATTTGACTGTTGGCCAAGTAATAAAAATGCCGCCAAAGTCAAACATTGCCAACACTCAAAACACATTCACCCAGTATCGGGACAACATTTCATTCCAAAACAATTTTGCAATTAGTAGGATCCGGCATGTTGGGGATAGTCGCCAACCTTCAGCTGATAGCTGGGCAACTATTATTGATGCGTACACATTTGGAAGCCAACAATGAGTGCAGCACAAAAAAGGCCGTTTAATGTATCTTTGGAAAATTTTGCAAAGCGGAATGCTTCCGATTTACGAAATGCATGGGGGCAGGCACTGCCTTGTCATGTAGTGGCCAGAAATGGCGCAATTGTTACAGTTGCCTTTGACGTTCAGCCAGTTGTTGGGATTCAGCTGCCAACCGTTGAATGTCCAATTCTTGAAAGTCAATACATCAAGCTGCCGGTAAAAATTGGTGACAGGGGGATTACCATTCCCGCAGATGCCAACATTGCGCCATCAGCTGGGCTTGGTGGCGAAGCTGCCCCATTCTTGAATCGTCCATTCAATTTGAGTTCACTGATTTTTGTTCCCATTGGCAATTCCGGCTGGAGCAATCCAGATCCTACGGCATCCGTGGTTACGTCACAGGATGGCAGTTCCGTGGTTATTGTAGGGAATGGCAGCATCACCATGACCAAAGGCAGTTCTACAATCACGGTCACAGATTCAAGCATTACAATCCATGCCGATTCTGTAACCATTCAGGACAGTGCGGGAACTTGGGAGTTTGCTGCCCATACCCATAGCAATGGCGGCGGTGGCTATCCAACTGGAGGGGTTATCCCATGAGAACCTACGGCAGAGATTCAACCGGTACTTGGGTCGAAATTTCGGATCCAAGTTACGTCCAGCTTGCAACTTTGGCGCAGGTTTTGAGGCTCCAGCAGGGTGAATCCCCGTTTTTTGGCAATTACGGTCTTCCGGCCATCCAATCCGTTCAGTCACAGATTGCTCCGCAGGCTGCATTAAACCGCACACAAAGCCAGTTCAGCCGGTTCTTTGCATCACTTATCATCACCCGCTTGAACGGCTACACTGCCCCAACGTACAGCGTTAGAGCGGTATTCCTGAACGGAACGGTCATTCAATCAACTTTGGCAACCTGATATGGCACAAATTACTTCCGGCGGCGCAGTTCCTGATTCACCGGCCACGCTTAGAACCCAGCTGGTGGCGGCGGCTACACAGCTGCAACCCAGTATCAGCGCGGATCTGCCAGCGTCCCTGATTGAAGACATGGCCAGTACCGGTGCCGGTGGATTGGTGGTGATGGATCAGGCATACGTGGATGCCATCAATTCAATTTCCCCGATAACCGCCAACGAAAACATTTTGCTCCAGCTGGGCAACGTCTATGGCGTGCAGCGCGGGATTGGCAGCAATACCAGCGTATATGTTGTGTTCCGTGACAGTACAGTTGGTTTTGTGATTCCAAAAGGATTTTTGGTTGGTGATGGCACGCATCAATATGCTTTGCAAGATTCCACCATCATTAAATCGGATGGTACTTCTGATCCGGTCAATTGCTTGGCAACAACGGAAGGTTCATGGACTGTTGCTGGAGCAAGCAGCGGTTTGCCGTTCGGAACCGTAACAACGGTTGTTACCAGCGTTCCTTCTACTGTCACTTTATATGTGGGGAATCCAAATGCGGGAACCGCAGGGCTTCCGGCGCAAAGCATTGATGAATTCAGGCTGCAAGTCATTCAAGCCGGTAGAGCAGTGGCCACTGGCGTTCCTACGCTATTAAAAACAACCCTGCAAAATGTTGTTGGCGTTCAAAGACGATTGATTGCAGTAAAGCAAGTTTCTGGCGAAACTGGAACAGGCTGGGAAGTAATTGTAGGTGGCGGCGATGTTTACTCAGTTGCAAATGCCATCTATCAATCATTGTTCAATATCAATGATCTGATTGGTGCGCAAACATATGGAACCACCGAAATCGTAACAATTTTGGATTATCCAGATTCCTACAACATTACATATGTTGCTCCGAGAAACGTCACTGCAAATGTTTTTGTTTATTGGACAACCATAGTTGGAACAAACTTTGTATCCAATACGGTTGTTGCTGCTGCTGTTCAGCCAGCTATTCAGGAATACATAAACAGCTTGTATGTTGGCCAGCCAATCAGCTTGGCCGAACTTCAGGCAATCTTTTTTGCATCTACGGTCAACATCCTAAGTCCAGCAACATTGGCAACACTGGGGTTTACTGTATTTGCACCAACAGAATTGACCCCGACAGGATTGCTTTATCCGGTAGATCCTGAATCTTATTACACCGCCGGAACGGTGGTTGTCTCAAATACGACACCGCCATGAGCAACTTAACAAAGCAAATACGGGCTTATGCTTATCAACAGTATTCGGATGATCCGAATATCACGGCATGGTTTGCGGCTTATAACAATAGCGTGAATTATCCAACGCCTGTTGAAGGCAGTCCCACATCACCATCTGCCCAAAATTATCTGGACTTGATGAATAGTTTGTCATTGCCAGATTATTCAAATAAAACCGGAAATTTGCTCAATTGGGTTGCCGAAAACATTTATGGGGAAATTAGACATTCATTGCCGATTGGAACATATCGGCCAATAGGCATGGTTGATACATTTGGGTACGATGAAGAAACATCCAACACTTATCGAATTCAGTATTCAGATACAACGTCCTTTACTGTCAGCGATGGTGTATTCAAATCAATTGTGCAATGGAACATATTCAAGGGCGATGGTTTTCAATTTACTGTTACATGGCTAAAAAGGCGTGTTCATAGATTTTTGAATGGCAACCCATTTTCACAAAACACTTTTGATACAAGCGTAGAGTTTACGGGCGCAACCAGCGTTGTTATTACTGTTCCGGCAGTCAGTTCATATGGCACTGCATTGCAAGCGGCAGTTGAAAGCAGAACGGTTCTTCTTCCATTTCAATATGATTTTTCGGTGGTGCTTGCATAAGCACTGAGGCATAAATGACAATTTTGAAATACAACAATGATGTACGGACTGTTCTTGCCAATTCAATTTCGGCTGGAACAACTATCATTCAAGTTGGTGCTGGAACTGGTAATGACTTTCCGGCAATTGTTGATGGAGTAAGTTCCTTTTATTGCACCATTCTTGATGCGGCAACTTTGACTCAAAAAGAAATTGTATGGTGCTATTCCAGAACGGGCGATTATTTGACGGTTGCACGCGGTCAGCAGGGAACCAGTTCGCCTGCATCGTGGCCAGCTGGATCCATTGTTGCGCAGCTAATTACTGCCGGTGATTTGACGGCTTTCCTGCAACAGGCGCAATTGCCCGATGCAATCAATCCACCAATTGGGTCAATCATGTATTGGGCGACTACAACGGCACCAACTGCATGGTTGTTTTGCGATGGCAGTTCTGTTTTGCAGGCTTCATATCCTTTGCTTTATGACATTTGTGGAACAACATTTGGAACTGCGTTATCTGGATATTTTAAGTTGCCGGATCTGCGCGGGGAATTTGTTCGTGGCTGGAATAACACGGGCGCGGGATTGGACGCTGGGCGTGCGTTTGCTTCTACTCAAACAGATTTGTTTAAGGCGCATACGCATACAATCACCACGCACAATGGTGGCAATGACCAATACGGATGGGTTCCATATGGCGGCAGTGGCGCACAGCAATCAGGCAGTATTGGCGGCGGTGGTGGTCGCTGGTATTTGGATGGAATATCCGCTCTAAGCACGGGCGGCACTGAAACGCGGCCTGCTAACATTGCATTGTTGCCAATTATCCGCGCACTTGCTTGAGGAAATAGAAATGACGACCCTACTTTATGCCAACAATGCGCAAACCACTTTGGCTGCTCCGGTCTTATCAACTGACACGGCCATAACGCTTGCAACCGGCACAAGCGGAGCGTTTCCCCAACCTGCAAGCGGGGAAGGTTTTTATTTGACCCTAAACGATGCCAATACCGGTTTGCTTTCGGAAATTGTGCTTGTAACTGCCATTGTTGGGGATGTGGCTACGGTTGAACGTGCGCAGCAGGAAACCGTTGCTCAAAATTGGGCAATTGGTGATCTGGCATCACAGCTGTACACGGCTGGCGATGCGGCTGCCTACGTGCAGGAAACCGCACCAATCATTGTTGGCACCACCACAATTTCCGGAGGTACGGACGGCAATGTTTTGGTAGACAACGGCGGGGTTGTGGGCGAAATCCCCGTTGTCACAGAATTGGTGGCTGGAACCAATGTCACTCTGTCTGGAAACACGGGCAGCATTGTCATTGATGCGATTGGCGCGGTTTCAAAGATCATTGCCGGTGAAAACATCGGGGTCAATCCGCTGGAAGGCACGGGCGAAGTGACCATTACCGCAACCGCACCGGTCATTCAGATCAACGCAGGCGACAATGTAACTGTCAGCCCTGAAAGCGGCTTGGGATCCGTCACGGTAAGCGCAACCGTCCCTGTTCAGGATGTTGTGGCCGGTGATAACGTCACGGTCACTGACATTGATGGGGTTTTTACCGTCAATGCGGAAATACCGGTCACCAGAATTTTGGCTGGGGATAATGTCACGTTGAACCCGACTGACGGATTGGGCGATGTGACGGTCAGCGCGGTGGTGCCAGTTACCCAAATTGTTGCCGGATCCAATGTCACAATTGATCCAACTGACGGGTTGGGCGTGGTCACAATCAGTGCTGAGTCAGCACCGGTCACCAAAATCACCGCTGGTGACAATGTGGTGGTCAGTCCCAGCGATGGATTGGGCGATGTGACCGTCAGTGCAGTTGTGCCGGTCACAAAGCTGGTGGCCGGTACTAACGTCACCCTGAGTCCATCCGATGGATTGGGCGAAGTCACAATCAGTGCTGAAGTTGCCGTTGCACCAGTAACGTCCCTGATTGCCGGTACAAATATCACCCTGAGTCCATCCGATGGCTTGGGGGATGTGACCATCAACGCGGATGCACCGCCAGTTACAAAGCTGATTGCTGGATCCCATGTCACCCTATTGCCAACCGATGGGCTGGGGGATGTAACAATCAGCGCGGATGCACCGCCAGTAACCAAAATTGTGGCCGGTGATAACGTCACTGTTTCGCCATCTGACGGTCTTGGCGATGTGACCATTACGGCGGTGATTCCAGATGCACCGGTTCAGCAGCTGGTGGCCGGAACCAATGTGACCCTGACCCCAACGGACGGCTTGGGAATTGTCACAATCAGCGCAGAACCCGCACCTGTAACCAAGCTGGTTGCCGGTGACTACGTGGTTTTGAGTCCATCCAGTGGGCTGGGTGACGTAACCATTGATGTTGTCTTGCCGGATCCACCTATTACCAAACTGATTGCTGGAACCAACATTGACTTGGATCCATCCGATGGGCTTGGCGAGGTCACAATCAGTGCGGTGCCTGCACCTGTAACCAGAATTGTTGCTGGCGATAACGTGGTTTTGGATCCTTCAAGTGGGCTTGGCGATGTAACAGTGAATGCTGTTTTTGTTCCACCGGTAACCAAACTGGTGGCCGGATCTGGAATTGTGCTAAGTCCACCCAATGGGCTTGGTGAAGTCACCATTATCAGCGTAGGCGGCGGCGGTGGTGGTGCCGTAAACCAGCTTATAGCTGGCCAAAATGTCGCCCTGAGTCCAGAAGATGGCATCGGAACCGTTACGATTGCAGCCTATGCAGTCACGGAAATTATTGCATCTGATACACCAAACAACGGTTTATATCTTACCGGTGGAACCATAAGTGACACCGGCACCATTGGGCTTGGCGGCACATTGAGCGATGTGGATTTGGGCAGCCAAGTCACCGGCAATCTGCCAATCAATCATTTGAATTCAGGCACTGGTGCCAGCGATACAACATATTGGCGCGGCGATGGTACGTGGGCAACGCCAAGCGGCGGCGGTGGATCCTTTATTGGTTCGGCACCGTTTATTTTGGGCGGTGAAAACACGGCATTTGATTCGCCAGCAACGCAACTATATTCCGCAATACTTTCAGGGCTTACTAATCAAATTAGTTGCAGCACATCTATTATTGGTGGTGGAAGCTACAATTTAATAGATGTTGATTCTTTCAATGGCACAAATTTTATTGGCGGCGGCAATGGAAACATTATTGAAGCCCCATTTTTTTCGGATATTAGCGGGTTTAATACAATCGTAGCTGGATCAGGAAATGACATTAACGGACACCATAACTTCATTGGTGGCGGTTTTGCGAATATCATTTTAGATAGTAGTTCTGTAATTGGTGGCGGTCATGAAAATTACATTGATCAAGCAATTTATGACTCACCAACTTTTGGAAGTAATACCGTATCGGGCGGTTACCAAAACGTGATCCTTAGATCTTTGTATAGCACGGTTGCAGGCGGTAGAGAAAATTTCGCTGGTGACTCAACAGGTTCAGTTGGCTATGTTGGAAATTTTATAGGCGGTGGTCAGGGCAATATCACAACCGGTGATTATTCTGTTGTTGTAGGTGGTCAACTAAATTATACCAGTCAGGCCAATTATTCTTCTGTTGGTAGCGGTAAATTGAATTACGTTGACAGATCAAGTTATAGCTTTGTTGGCGGCGGTAATACCAACTACATAACTCTTTCAGATGGGTCTTTTATAGGCAGCGGGTTCAATAATCAAATTAACTTTACTGGCTCTTATAGCTCAATAGCTGGCGGCCAAAATAACAACATTGGTTTTTATAGCAACAGCAGTTTTATTGGCGGCGGCGACACCAATGTAGTGGCATCTTCTTATTACAGTTCAATTGTTGGCGGTCAGCTTAATATGGTGGACACTGCCGACAATTCAGTTGTAACTGGCGGTCGATTTAATAAAGCTAAAACGCCATATACAGAAGCATTTGGCTTTGGAGCGATTTCATATGCTCCGATGGCATCATTTGATGGCGCGTTGCCATCACAAGATGTTTTGTCAGGATACAATAATTTCAATTATGTAGATGGCGCACCTACTAACGATTCATGCAATGTCACGCGGTATGTGATGGGTCTAAGCATTGCGGCTGGGGTCACATATGGACAAACATTTGATGTGCGTGGCGTACTTCTTAACAAACAAGCGGTTTATATCACCTGTACTTTTGTTGGTGCATATGAAAGCGGCGGCATTACCCAATTTGCAAAATTTAAGCGCGGTGCATTTCTTGCCAATGCCAACACAATTGCTTCAGCCGTAAATCAGGTGATTGATACGGATGTGGGTAGCAATTCTGGTTCACCACCGGCAGGAATGGATGCTGAGATTGTATGGGTCAGCGCAAATAGGGTTAAATTCAATTTAACCGGTGCTGGTTTCAGAACGTATTGGACAATTTATGTAGAAGCGGTCGAAGTTACGAGTGCGTCATAATGCCTATTGATCCAAACAATCCACCTGATCAGGTTTCCAATCCAGATGCGGCCATACCCGTATATGTGGTGACGGCGGTATCAGTGCCAAATCCATCGGATCCACCCACGCAGGTTACTATTCCAGCTGGGGCGATTCCGATTTACATTGTTCCTCAACCTTGAGAAAACGCCATGCCCGTTAATCCATCAAATCCACCGAATCAGATCACCAACCCCAATGCGGCAATTCCCGTCTACATTGCTGGCGGTGGATCTTATTCAAGCGTTAATAGTCAGGTTTCTGTTCCGTTTCCTTGGGATTGGGATTCAACCGGATTCAGTATGCAGGCCATTACTGCACAAAATGTGGCTTTGCAAATTTCTGCCGATAGCGGCAATCCTACGGATGGGCAGCAAAACATATTCCGTATTCAAGACGCTGGATCACCAGTTCAAATTATTTTGGCGCAAGGCTCTCCAAAGAGCTTTGAAATCATTGGCGTGACAGTTCCTGACGTTACCGTTGCCAACAAAATTTTGTACATTGGCTGTATTTATAACGCCAACCGCGTGCGTTGGGACGTTGTTGCAGTCAGCGTTGAGGCTTAAACATGGCCAGATATTGGGTTGGTGGCGCAGGCACTTGGAACAATCAAACAACGCATTGGTCTGCCACTAGCGGCGGTGCAGCTGGTGCTTCAGTGCCTACTTTGAATGATGATGTGATATTTGATCAAAATTCAGGGTCAGGTTCATACGTCATTACCTTCAGCCCAAACGCCCAAACAACTTGCCGCAATTTCACCATGTCAAATTGCAGCGGCACAATCACCAGCAATCCAAATGGCGTTTTGCAGGTATATGGAACTGCGTTTACTTTGGATCCAACTGGAACATTTGATCCAACAAATTACCCGCAAGTGAATTTTAATGGTGCCGCAGGTTGCAGCATTACATGCTCAAGTCAGTCTTTTGGCAATGTTGCGTTTAACGGTGGAAATTCAGCTGTATATAATTTACTTGATAATTTTCACGCATTTGATTTTTCTTCCCAAATTGCGGTCAATAGCGGAACCATTAACGCAAACAATCACAATGTCAATGTTGGGCATTGGCGGCATTTGGGAACTGGCACAAAGGTTTTGAACATGGGTTCAGGTCTTTGGTCATTGTCCGGAAATGCCATTTCCAATCCAAATGTGTGGTTGATGGATCAACACACAACTTTGAACAAAGGCACCGCCAACATCATTTTGACAAATGACGGAAGCCCAAACAGAACTTTTGCTGGCGGCGGTTTCACGTACAACAAATTGACCATTGGCGCGGCAGCCGGTAATGGAATTTTGACAATACTGGGTTCCAATACTTTTTCAGAGTTGGCTTCTATAAAAACAGGAAGCCATACTATTATTTTTGGAACCGCTGAATTTAATAATTTTGGTGCGTTCACTGTATCTGGATCCGCTGGCAACATAGTCACGATACAAAGCAGCAGCGGGACTCAAACCAATTTGGTCAAAACATCCGATTCAGATTATTGGTATGTTGGCGCACACAGCATTGATGGAGGCGGCAATACAAACATTGTCTTTACTGCTGGCGCGGGTATCGACTATTTGAACTTCACCAACATTCATGGCTTTCCTGCTGTTCCACCGCCTTCAAGCGGTTCTCAATTTCTCATGTTCTTACGATAAAGGTATAAATCATGGTTTCATATTCTGTTGATTTTAATGGCAGCGTTCACACGTTCACAATTTCCGATGCCGATGCTGCCCGTATCATGACTGCATATCAGGCAATGCTTTCCAAAAGAGGCGCAAACGGCGTTGTGACCGTACCAAATGAATCACAGGTGATTGAGGCAATTGCCAAAACAACCGTAAATCAATTGATCTTTGCGGCACAGCGATATGAGCAGCAGGAGGCCGCAAAAGCGGCTGCTGCAACAGTGCAGCCAATAACCATCACCCCAGCCACTTGATGAAAGAATCCAAATCACCGGCTGGATCTTGATGCGTTCCCCGACTAGCGGATGGATCTGGCCGGTGGTGAGGTTAAAATTATGTTTCAATTGTCAGATTTGCATTTTGTTTGGGGCATCGCCATAGGGTTGCTTGGCGTTGTGTACAAATTGGTTTTGACCCGTGTGGAACAATCTGAACGGCACATAAACAAAATTTTTGAAAAGTTAGAAGAGCAATTCAAGCAACACAGTACGCGGCACATAGAATTGTTGACTGCGTTACATGATGGTTTGTCTCACAAGCAGGACAAATGACATGCAGATAACAGAACATTTTAGCCTAGAGGAAATGACGTTTTCAGAGGCGGCATTGCGCAATGGCTGGGACAACACGCCAAATGCACACCAATTCAGCAATTTAACCAGAACGGCTGAATTGCTGGAAAAAGTCAGGGGAATACTGAATGCGCCTATTATTGTAAACAGCGCATTTAGAAATCAACAGGTCAATGCAGCGGTTGGCGGTAAATCAACCAGCCAGCACCGTAATGGTTGCGCTGCCGACATTAAGGTTCACGGCATGACTCCGGATCAGGTTTGCATGAAAATCCTGCAAAGCGGCATTTTATTTGATCAGCTGATCAGGGAATTCAACAGCTGGACTCATATCAGCGTGCCTGAAGAGCAGGACGGGATCTGGAGAAAGCAGGCACTGATCATTGACAGCACCGGCACACGGCCATTTATTTGGAAATGAATCCTGATGGTGGGTTTCACCATTGCTTGTGAGGTAGATACGATGAACTTTGAAATTGCGCTGGGGTTATTCCGTCACGTTTTGACCATTGTGGGCGGCTATTACGTTTCCCAAGGCAAGCTGGATGCATCCAGCGTGGACACTATTGTGGGCGGCGTTTCTATGCTGATTGGCACCGTTTGGAGCGTGCAGCACAAGGTTTCTATCAACAGCGGAAATTGATGATCAATTGCCGTGGTCTTCTGGATCACGGCAATCATCCAGATCATTAAATCCAAGGAACTTACAAATCAAATAAACTGCTGCACAATACAACAATCCGTATCCCAGTAACTTTTCCACCATTTTTCTTTCTCCAGCAATCGGCGCAAATAAATCGCCTGTTGTTTGCGTGGCCGCCCCATATTTCACGGTGCTGACCACATACGCTGCAACGTCTAGTGATTACCACGGTCAATGGTGCTGATCAGTAAACTTTCGGCAGATGCTTCCAATTTGATTTCCTCTTCAGCTGGTTGGCCAAAGGCTTCCGCAATTTTTCTGTCAACAACGGCATGGATCCATTGTTTGAATAAATCAAATTCATTCTGATCTTGATTGCTCATAGTGATTCCAAATTAAAATAATGGATGCCCGTAGCTAAACCGTGCCGGAATCACTCCAGCTTTGCGCCTTCTGGCGTTGACATGGTGAACTGCCAGCCGTGCAATTTCAATACCCTGCTGTTTCATAACCGATTCCGCTGCCCAAATTACGGGCAACGGATCCGCTACCAGCACGCCACATTCATATTTGTTATGCAACTCATTGACCACCGGATTATTGGCTAGGCTCATTGCATTACCCCAGTACATTTATGAATGCCAGATATTCTGGTTCAGGGATTTTTTCTTCCAAGACATTTGAAGCCAAAAAGAAAATCATTCCAGAACCCAGCTGATTGCTTTTGTATGCCAGCTGAACAATTTCTTTCAGCTTTGGGATACTTAACCCGTTCAACATAAACAGGATTTTTTCTTGATTCTGTTTTTTTTCTGCATTTGCATTCATGATAATTCTCCGTGAGTGATGATTTCGCCTTCAGAAGTATTACAACACACAATCCAATGTGTTGCAATACTTTTGTTTCAACTTGGTTGTTGATTTTTCAATGCAAGCATTCTGTTTTTTGAATTATTTCTGCACACAATTAAAATCATTAAAACGGCACTGTCTATTTCAACTTCTCTTTGAACCAACTTACCGGCGGCACAAAGCAGTTCTTTATGTAAATCCGCTTCAGACAATTCTGCAAACTTTTGCCAGCTTGCCTTGAAAAGATCTTCTTTTTCATCTTGCATGATTTTTCCTCTTGAGTGATAAATGAACTGTCAAAAGTATTAGAACATGTCTTGTGTTTTGGTGCAACGGTCATTTTGCAAAAGCGGTGGAATTTCTATGACTTTTTTTATTTCATCATTGGTTGTGGTGTATCCAGCTGACTCCAACGCTTTCTGAACGTCATTAAAAAATTTTGCTGATACGCTGATTAAAATTGGATCCTGATTCATATTTCACCTGTTGTTTGACAATAAATTTTGTGTGGTTTCCAAAAGGTCTTCTTCGGTTAGCCCATAGCGGGAAACAAACGCTTTTCTGCCCAACCCGTGGACTCCGGTGGATCCACGGTGATGTTCAGGGCAAAGCGGGATGATTGGTGACTTTGCCCTGACTGCGCCAAATCGCCTGAGATGATGAATTTCGGCTGGGGTGCTACCGTACCCAAGGGTGCGGCACAAAACGCAACCCAGCGCGGCGGTATCTGATAGCAGGCGGGTTTTTTTGGTCATCTGTCGGCCATTTTGTAGGTAACCCTGTCCCATGCTGCAAACATGGCTGTTTTTATGTCAGCACCGGTCAATGATGGATCTTCTTGCATCATTTGCTGAAAATCGACCACCAGCCGGTTTTTCTCACGGATGCACTCTTCCAGCTGAACTGCGGTGACTTTGTTTGTCCAGCAATAGGCCAGCAGGCAACGCTGTGCATGGGCATAGACTGGATCCGCATATTCTGGACGCGGCAACGCTGGCCGCTGAACTTCAGGCGGCGTGTCTTCATCAGCGTATTTACAAGCAGCCACAAACTGCGGCAACGTGGGCGGCGTAGCACCGCCTTTGAACAATAGCTTGCGCAAACCGCGCTGCAATTCAAAATCCTTGAAGCCATTGATGGCTGCCTTCCACATTTGGGGTGGAACGTCCCCATAATTTGCAATGAACTTGCTGCCGTACATTTCAGCCAAACTTGTCCAAATTTCCACCGATTTGTCTCTGGGTGCTGACCACTCGCCCATCTTCATTCTCCCGATTTTGATTTGCCAACCGTACACGATCAATTGCCGAAACCTGTCTAACGTCCTGAACCTGATTGGGTGCTGTCCACGGTTCTTTGAACCCAGCATTACGGCCAAGGAACGTGGCCGCCTGCTGCACAAACTCTGTCCCAACCTTGCCGGTTACCCGCATGAATTGGGCGTACCGGCTGACACCGGCCATGATTTCTTCATGGGTCACCCCGCTGGCAAGCTGGGCGTGATATGCCCGTTCCGCATCTTTCCACCGCTGGCCGCCGCCGCGTTGTGGGTACGCCATCCGGATTTCTTCAAACCTACTGGCCAATTCATCCGCTTTTTGTTCCCGCTCACGCTTGGCGTGTGCGCTCTTAAATTCTTTCTTCTTCTTTTCTGCATCTGCATCTGCATCTGCATCTGCTATGTGTGATGTTACGTCACTGTCACGTAACGTCACGGCGTTACGCCTACGTTCACGCATCCGTCTTTGGCGTTCTGCTGCTGTATGGTCGCGGTCACGGTATCGAAAGTAATTCAGGACGATGAAACCGCCATTGATGCGAACCAGCCGCCTTCCGTCATAGTCTTCTGAGCGGGACTCAGGATCTGGATTCCCCAACCTTTCCAAGGCGGCCATGCCGGTTTCCTGATCCAGCAGCGCACGATTGACTATGCCAATGCCTGCTGCACGCACGAACCCGTACCAACCCACTGGCACCATGAACCCTGAAGGCTCAATAGCGCGAACCTGAAGGGCTTCAGCCGGTTCCGTCAGTTCAAACGGTTCTGCCATGAGCAGTGCGGTGATAAACATTTCACGCACTGGCCGGTCAACCCACAAGGTTGAATCCAGCACGCCCGTATCTAATTTCACAAATGCCATAAATTCACCGTTACACGTTACGCTGTCACGGCGTTATATCGTGACTGGTTTAATTCTGTCAACTGTCGCTGGAAAACTCAACCAAAAATTTAAGCCTGAGTTTCTTTGACAACCCGCACGATAAGGGGCGTTTTTTTCTGGTTATCGTGCGGTGACTATCGGCATTGGCCAATGGGCAAAGATTGCCTATATGCCCACGGTTGTTTGCCCACGGTTCCGTATGTGACGGATTTTGACCACGCACTGGCCGCCGGTTACCGGTGGCATTCTGACAATCAGCAGCCGATCTACCTGAAAATCATCATTCCAAACCCCTGCACTCTTTAGCGCATCAAGTAACGGTTTTTGCACATTGTCCAAATCCCTGATCCGTTTATCCGGCGGGTACAAATAGATCCTGCAATCAACTTTCGCATCACCAAATGGCTGAATGCCAGAATCAACATATGCAATCCATGTTCTGGATTTGAATGCCACTGCTGTTTTTGTAAGCCATCGGCGTGATCCATTGAAGCCCCAATATGTATTCACGGAAGGTGGATATGGCAAAATCAATGTTGCAATACTTTTTTTGTCAGGCATAATGAACCCCGTTTAATCATCAAAAAGGTGAATCACATGAAAGTCTATACAGCAATAAATCAAGTTCAGGAAGAGCTTTCCAAAATGGGGATTGCCAAGGATAGAAAAGGCGAAGGCATCAATTATAAATTCCGTGGCATTGATGACATTTACAACGTGCTTGCCGGTTTGCTGGCAAAGTATAAGTTGTGCATTCTTCCACGGGTTCTGACGCGTAACTGTCAGGAGCGCACCACCAGAAATGGCGCAATGCTTTATTTCACCACGCTGGATGTTGAATACGATTTCGTATCAGCTGACGATGGTAGCAAGCACACAATCCGCGTATCTGGTGAAGCAATGGATACCAGTGACAAATCTACCAATAAAGCCATGTCTGCGGCGTATAAATACGCATGTTTGCAAACATTCTGTATTCCAACAGAAGCTGATAACGACATTGAAAATGAAAGTCATGAGGTAATGCCTACGGTCAATGTTGATACGCTGGTTGCTGAAATCAACAATGCAAAAACATTGGATGAACTGAGGAAAACCTATCTGGTTGCATTGAAACAGGCATCTGCCAATTCTCATGCAAAGAAAAGGCTTGAAGAGGCCAAAGACAAAATGAAAATCATTCTTTCAGACAAGGCAGGTGTGTAATGTTGGTTTTAGATAAAACAATTGATACCAAACAGCTTGATCAAACAGATCCAGCTTGGATGTTGGCGCGGCTGGGGCATATCACCGCATCCTGCATGGATGATGTGATGGCCAAGGGCAAAACCGGTGAAGCGGTTACGCGGTACAAATACAAAATCAAGTTGCTTGCGGAACGTATGACCGGCGTGGGTCAGGACTCATACAACAACGCGGCAATGGATTGGGGCAAAAGTCAGGAACAGTTTGCGGCGCAGGCGTATGAGTTGCGGCGTGAAATACTGCTGGACAAGACCGGATTCTGGCGGCATCCAACTATTGAATGGCTGGGGGCATCACCTGACCGGTTGGCCGGTGATGTTGGTCTGGTTGAGATTAAATGCCCGAATACGTCCACGCATTTAACGTGGATGCTGTCTGGATCCAGCACCATGCCGTCAGAGTATGTGAAGCAAGTGCAAGCGCAGTTGTGGATCTGCGAAAAGGAATGGTGTGATTTTGTCAGCTTTGATCCACGGCTGCCGGAAAAAAACCAGCTGCACATTATCCGTGTCACGCGTGATGAAGAGCTGATCAAGAAAATGGAGGCCGAATCCATTTCATTTTTGCTGGAGGTGCAGGATCTGATCAATCAATTAAACAGCTGGCCATCGGTTCCGGTGGCGGCAGGGGTGTAATCATGTTGGGTGTAAACAAAGTCATTGTTGTTGGCACGCTGGGCAAGGATCCAGAAATGCGCCAAATGCAGAACGGCAATCAAGTTGCCAATATCAGCGTTGCAGTTACAGAGAAATACAAAGACAAGGAAGGCAACAAACAAGAGCTGACCGAATGGATCAATGTTGTATTTTTCGGAAAGGTTGCGGAAATCGTTGGGGAGTATTGCCACAAAGGATCCAAGATCTACGTTGAAGGCAAGATGAAAACAGAAAAGTACGAAAAGAACGGTCAGACTCATTACGCAACCAAGGTTGTGGCCGCTCAGATGCAGCTGCTGGGCGATAAGTCCGGCGGCCAACAGGAACGGTCACCGGCAAAAGAAACGCATAGCAAACAAAAGGCTAATGCGTATCAGAAGCAGGATGAAGCGGAATTTGATGACGATATTCCATTCTGATCAAAAGACGGCTGGAGAAATCTGGCCGTTTTTTTTGGCCAATGAAAAAAAGTATTGCAAATGAATTTGCAGTATGTTCTAATACTTCTGCGGTTGGAAATCATTACTTTTTGGAGAAATCATCATGATCAAGAAATCAAATTATTACGCTCTTTGTGTTAATGACCGAATTGCCAGAAAGGGCAGCAAAGCGGAATTGGTTAAGGTCATGGTGGCAATGCTGAAGGAAAACCCAAACATGGATGTACACGTTAGCCCGTCATATGGTCAAGTTGGCGAAATCCAGAAAATCAATCTTGATATTTAAGCGGCAGCATGTTGTAATACTTTCCGTCCGGTAATCATCATTTTTTGGAGAAATCATCATGGTCAAATTCAATCAATACAACGTCCAGCTTGGCAATGTGAAAGTCAAGGTTTCGTACTGGCAGAACAGCAATCTGGAAATCGTGATCTATGCCAAAGATTACGGATATGAACTGAAGGATGTGCTGCCGGATCTGGCTTATAACGGCAGTGACGTAATGATTGATTACTTTGAAAAAAGCAAGGCAGTCATTCCAGTGGGTCACCCGTTGTACAGTGCGGCGTATGACCGATACCTTGTGAACCAGATCAAGCAGGATCAGAAAAGAGCAGCGCGGAGGGTCGCATAATGAACTACGCAAGCAAAATTGGTTGGTCTGACATTGACCCGTATGAAATCGTGAAGCGGGTCAGCGAAAAGTGTCTGGAGGTTCGGGAAATGGATTCTGAGCGGGATCCATTTTGGCGGCCAGAAGCGGAGGTTGGCGGTTTTTTAGCCCACGTTAAAAATAACGTGGATCAGCGGTGGATCTGTTCCAGCAACCCAAAGGCGGCGGTGGTGCGGATCCGGTTGCATAAGGATGGCCGGTGGCGCGATAAGTTCGGCAATAAGTACCGGCTGGCAAATCAACCGGAAAAATTTTACGACTACAATTTCTGAGGTGAAAAATGAACAAGGCATTGAGAAAAGAGCTGGGCGGGTACATTGATCAAATCACCGCAATCGCAACCGTAATTGAAAGCCAAGTGCGGGATCTAAATTTGATTGCGGAAAGGCTGGTTGAAATCCGCGATGAAAAGGAAGAAAAGTTTGAAATCTTATCAGACAGCGCAAAAGAGTCTGAAAAGGGGCAGGAGCGTTATCAGGTCATTAGCGAATTGACCAATGCCATTGACCACATTGAAAGCGTGCTGACTGCGCTGGATTGCAATGACCTGACTGAAGCGGTATCAGAAATTGATAATGCAAGGGGACAGGAGGAATGAACACGTACATTGTTCAGGTCTGTTCTTTAAGCAACCACAGAAAGACAATTGAAAAGATGGTTGTGATTGCGCCAAGCGTGGAGCTGGCGCATGAAAAAGCGGTGGCGAAATGTAGCAACCCAGACAATGGGGAGGTAAAGAAAGTTGAATGGGTTTTGGATGTGGTCAGAGTTTCGGCAACATCATTTTACGCATAAAGTATTGCAAACCCGTTTTGGATGTGTTCTAATACTTCTGACGGGTTTTTTTTTAATCATCACTCAGGAGAATCGACATGAATTTGCAAGTTTCTGGCGTTGAACACAACCAGCGCATTGCCGGTCAGTATGAAATGGTTGAGGCTATTCGGGCATACATTGCCCACATTTTGGCCGATTATGACCAATATGATCCAAACCCAGTGCCATCAAACCGCATGAGCTACGTGGCTGAAGCTGGTAGCAAGTACATCAAAATTATAAGGGTGTATTCGGACAATAGCAGATCTGTTCACAGTTTCGTTGCCATTCAGGATGGCGGCAAGTTCAAGGCTGGTGACATTCTCAAGGCTGCTGGATGGAAGGCACCGGCATTGAATTTTGCACGCGGTAACGTGCTGAGTGGCGATTTCAAGGGCATCCGTTGGATGGGGGCGTAATTGTTTGGCTGGTGAACTTGGATTTAATTTAATCAATTGGAGAAATGAAATGAATTACCGCGATTTTGACAAAGAATACCCTGATAGCAGTTTAATTGCTGTTGGTGAATTGCCTGACAATATGCGTGCAGAAATTTTTATTTCAGCGCAACAGCAAAGCGGTTTTATATCTGAATTCGGTATTGCATTGCGTGATATGGATTCCGGCAACATCGTGCCTGAATCTGTACATCGTGGGTATAAATGTTTAAGCAACGCAAAGCAGGCAATTTTCTATTTGTACGCAAAGCAAATTGGCGATGTTTCACCAATTTCAATCAATGAAATTTATGTGAGTTCAGCAGCATGAAAGATTCAGCATTCAGCAAAGGTTGGTATTACCAGATTGAAGTTTTTGATCAGGAGGAATTGTTGGTTTGCAAGGTGCAAATCAATAATTTTGAAAACGTCCAGATGGTAAAAGA